GTTTTTCATTGTTTTGAGCATGGAATCTCTACAAGATCCAACAACTTCTCAACTAAAAATCTGCTTATCGCAAAGTTAATACCTATTTTGCTTTAAGATTGCGTGGTTCACATCTTTACGCAATTCCTTGCAAAATACCAGTTCCAAATAAAACTTAGCATTTCTTATCACGAACTCAGGTTCACAATCCGCACAACACCGCTCAAGTGTTAACGCACGGATCAACCTGTTGATCGCGACATCCCAAATGGCCATATGGTTTGGTGCTAACAAGCCACTCAAACCACTATTGCCCAAACTCTCTCTGTCCACCAACAACACGCTAGCTATGTCTCTGGCTACATTTGTCACCAATTGCCTCCTTGCCTCGGCAGCGTCATCTCCACTCAGCGCAATGACATTATCAGCAATTGTACTCTTTTTCTTCCCCAATTTCCACACGAGTGATTGAATTGGACCGGCTGCACCACTCGCACTGGAAACAATGTGACTAGCTAACTGATCAAATCTAGCATCCTTCAAATCCACAAAACCTTTCTCCTTATATTCTCTGAGCGCATAAGCCGCTGCCTCAACTGCCTTACTCTCAACATGACAATCACATTTTGATTTTATGAAATCGAGACTGTCTTTATCAACCAATTTTACCACTCTGTTGCGATTGTACCACCTGATCAACTTGTTCTTATTGATCATGTCATACCTTTTCCTGATCTCAAATGGCAACACATTCACAAACATTGGTCTCGCATGTTCACGCCAATCAAGACTGATTATCTTTCCAAGCACTGAATACACCCTCGAACTTGTCAATTGCACCGCCATCTTTGAGCCATCAGCACGCAAATTATCAAACACTCGCAGAGGTATTTCAGCTGTATTACCCTTCTTAGCTATCCCTGCACCCCATAGTGCCGTTTCACCATATCTACTGCAACCCAGCCCCCCACTTTGACTATTAGCAACCAAAAGATTATGGGGTATTTTACAGACTGTCTTCCCCAATCTGATCTCTGCCCAGAATTTAACCAGTGGATATCTGATCATCTCAATACAATCCACATCAGCACCTCTTCTTATCCAACGATTCAGACCATCATTGATATTCACAGCTGTTTCTGGTCCTCCAATGCGAACTGATGTTTGCATATCACCACTCACCAGACCACTAATTGCCCGACACAGTGAACCGTGAATTTCTTCACCGTTGCGGTACATCAATCGCAAAAACTCAGCTCTTGTCGGACTCAACAACTGTTTCTCACTCTGAGCATCCAAACCAAAAAGATCAATCATCGATAACCATTGCAATCCTGTCCATTCATCATGAGTCTCACCACACATATCATCACCAAGATACCTTGCATACTCCAATGGTTTAAAACCATACCGTTCAGAGAAAGCCTCACTTATTGCCTCACTGTATGCATAGTTGTGTGTCGTGTTTATGAAACTTGTGCTTCTCCAACCAGTCCACAAACCTCTAACCAATTTGTGCCAATCTTTATCTGGTGATACACTAGACACCTTAGCTTTAACATCACTCAGTGCTGCTGCACACCACATACACGCCGCAGAACAGAATTCATTGTATGGCATCTGTTCCCATGCCGTCATATACGACTTTGTGTACGGGCTTGCTGCTCTTGCCAACTCCAACCACATCCTCTTCATTCTATCAAATGTATGCAGAATGTTGTAGTCTGCATAATCACTACATGCAATCACACCACTATACCTGGATGCAGTTTTGGCCAACCTAACTGTCATCTCTGACAACTCTTTGATTGGCCTGTAATCCAAACTCAACTCCTCGACACCTCTATAAACACTTCCTTCACCACCAAACAAAGCAATACTCTCAATTAACCAATGTCTGAAGTCACCAGGTAACAACAACCTCAACTTACTAGGTTCAGTTTTCTCAACTCCAGTTGTCCTCAACTTTGGCAAGTTGAACAGTATTTGACTCAATTCAGTAGCAGTCATTGTTAACAGAGCGGACTGTTTCGACATCTGTATCAGCGGGTACTCAACACCGTCATAAACAATCGTCTGCTTGTTTTTATTATAAGAAGTACTACCAGAAGTACCCACTCTGAAAGCATGAGCCAAAAATTCCTCAGGACTGTTTATTCTCACAGAGAGTGCACCACCTCTGAACAAACCATATATCTTACCCATGGCACGTTGAACAGAATCCTCAAATATAGCACTCCCAAAGCGCCCAAACCTATCAAATGCTCTTTGAACCCTTCCGTGTTTTTCTCTATTTTCAATGTCGTCACTCTTCACCAACTCTCTGAAATCAAATCTCCCTGCCAACATGTGCAAATAATACAACTGATCTCTACCAACAGATTTGAATGGCTCAAATTCTGGTGCACAATCTGTGTTCCTCACCCAACTGTGAAAATCTTTGGCTGCATCAATATACTCCTTCAACCCATTCGAAAACCAGTTCAAATCGTGCAGATACTTCAAAACACCAAAATTGTTCTTATTGCAGCAACACCACATCAAAATGTTTGCCAACCATTGGCCTCCCATCATACACCATTCCAGTGCCATTTCCAACATTTCCTTCGTCACTGTGTAACCATAAACACGCCTGAAACATTCAAACGCATGACTCACTGTCAATAGTTGTCTACCTCTGATGTTAACACTCGAACTCGGAAAACATTTTTCCAACCTGTTGCTCATCTCTTTCCCAACATTCTTCTTGACTGCCAACACACTCCTCAACTTTGCCAATGTATCAACATAATAAGACCAATTGATCTGTTCTCCTTTATAATGACGGGCCTCAATCCCTTCACTATAAACAACAAGTCCATACTTCTTCTCTTTTTTAACTTTCTTCAACAACAAACTTGACCAAAAAGCGCTGCCACCATCTTTCACAGTCTGAACATACACCCACTCTGGATATATGCCCCCAAATGCTGAATCACACCATTTCTTCACCACTCCAAGGTCAATTTTGTTGTTTTTGTAAGCCTCGATCAAGTACTGCCATTCCACTGCCGTCAATGAGGTTTCTTCAGGTGGGTCCTCAATCCACGATGCACTTGGCACTTTCTTGCCTGATTGTGCATCTTTCGTCCTCTCCAGGGTCCTGACCCCCAAAGGTTCAACCTCTGGGGATGCAGAATCAGAACCCTTTGTCAGTTTAACGACGTTGATGCCGCCTCAGGTTCATCAATTTTCTGACTATCATCTTTGCTTGTTTTGTTCCACAACATCACTCGCTCGACCATCCGATTCATCGAGTCTCCACCTCCAATTTTCTTCCAAACATTATTCACGTAAGAAGCCAGGTCCATCACACCACCAGGAGACACCTGAGCATCACCAAAAGTGCTTGCAACCATGGTTGTAACCAACATTTTGAAAGGTAAACTCGAAATCACTGACACCTCAAACTGCCACGTCTCCCCAGCAACAGGAGCTACTGGATCAGGAACATCTACCCTGTCCTTGAATGCACTAACCCGAAATTTTGTCGAAACAGTGTTGAACATCATCCCGAACAACTCCAAGTTAGCGTTCGCAGGGGTAAAGTTGACATTTGGACCAATTTCCATATGCTCCACCCCTCTGTACTCAAATTGGTTGGGCTTCCTTCCGACTGCCCAATCATTCAACCTCCAATATGCAGGCAGACCATCAGCATACCACCACACTCCGGGGTAATAAGCCAAATTTGTTCCGACAACGTTCATAGACATAGCACACCTTTGGTACATTCTACCAGGTGTGAATTCAACCACTTCGTTTTCACGAGTATCCATGTCAACAAAAGTCAACCTCCTGTTCCACTCAGGTTCATAACCTGCTTCAGCAGAACAGTAATTAATGAGGCCAACCAAGTCATTGTCAGTCACATCCTTCATGGGATGAGACAACAAACCACCTCTCTCTCCAGCTACATAACACACTTTGTCACGCTGAACTTTGTACATACCGCCCTCAAGCACACTGGCCTCACCCAAAACAACCCCAGCAATTGCTGGATGGAATGCACACAACATCAAACTTTCATCATGGTCCCCAACACCATGCAGATACCACACATCACTCTCATGAGAAAAACTCTGTGATGACACCCCAAGCAATGCTACCATTGTATTGACATGTGCCATCCTACTCATCTCTGCAGCATCAGAATGCTCAGCCACCTGCTCAAATGCATAGCTGCTGAACGCAGCATCAAAACCAGGGTTTCCCGTAGTTATAGCACCCATCTGAGAGGCATCCGAGTTTGGTGTTGACCGCACCAATCTTGTTGCTGTGTCTGCAGCTGCCCTAAACTGCACTGCTCCGAAGTAAACCTGACCCAAGAAACGCATATTGTTTCTCACTGTCGTAGTCAACCTAGAAACATTGAAAGAACCCCTCCTCATAGGCATCTTTCTCAAATTTGCCAACAGAGATTCCAGACCAGTTGAACATCCATAAAAGATTCGCCCAAATCTTCCATCTGCAGGCAGTGACAGTGAACTCTCAATTCGGTTACCATTGGGTAAGGCGTTTGCGCCCACCGGTGCCCAACCAACAGGTGCAGCCGCAGGAATCCCCAACCAAACAAAAGGGTTGAAACCTGCAATTTGTTGACCCATGGACACAGCAGTATCACTCGGAATAATGTGGTCAAAATCATCAAACAAAGCAAATGAAGCAATGTAATCACTCAAACCCTGGGCTGTGGGCAATGCTGGTGGCGCACCCAAAACAGCAGGTGCCGCACCAGCTACAGCGCCCATTGCTACCAGCAGCCCATCACATTCAGCCTGATCATACCGTGCTGGATCCTCCATCCACCGCGTTGCGGAATGGTAGAACCTGATCAAATTGACAGCATTATCGTTCAGCCGGAACCTTGTCCTCAGATTGACCTGCAAATTCGTCAATTCTGGCCCCAAGAAATGGACTCTTGAACAAAATTTACCATATGCACTCATGTAACCAACACTATCACCAGTCATTTCCAACACTCTTTCAATGCAGCTCGCGACATCAGCCATCCCAATAGCTGGAACTGGCCCAACTGGGGCAGCTGGATATCCACGTCTTCCAAAAATGTAGATCTGCATCTCATTATTCACTCTACCACCAACTCCAGGTGGATTGGGACCCAAACCATTCTCTATTCCACAGTGCAACATACCACACAACCACAGCACCACAACATTCGCCACTGTCAATGTCTTTGACACCAGCGCACAATTCAGCATACAAATACCAGGTTCACCGGCTGCAAGATTGTTATTTAATGATTCAATCATGCCATCGTAACCTGGCACCTGTGCAGGCAAACCCGCCCCAACACCAGGCCAGACATTGAACGGAGCCCAAACACCAGCTCCAATTGCCGGAACAGGATGCATGGCCCAACCTTGTGCTACTGCCTCAGCCACACACAACAACCTGAAAAACAATGCTTCATACGTTTTCTCGACACTGACCAGGCCACTAACTGCAGCACCAATGTTCCTTGCCTGGTCTGCAGTAGTACCAGGCATGAGGTTGCTGATTGCGCGACCAGCAGTCACAACATCCAAAGCGTAATTCTCGTCAAACTCGGTCTGGTTTACAGTATCAATAGTCACTAGGTCACCATAGTTACCATGGTCTATGTGAACCATAGCAACGGTTGGCTGTTGTTGCTGCCGATCAGCACCCTGTACAACTCGAACCGGAACAGGTTGAACCCTAGTCACAGTAGGGTTACTTACCGCGCAGCTAATGATGGGTGAATTCACCCTAGGAATCCTATTGATGAAGGCGGTCACTTTCGACCCCTTCAAAGCAGTGGCATCCACCATGCCACGAGAACAACCAGCATAAAGCTGGTCACGAGAAAGAGAAGACTTGGCCGTAGCCACAACAGCGGGAGCAGAGTAAGCCATGATCACAGCAAGTAGGTGAGTTGGTATTGTCTTACTGTGAGTAAACCTTAATGCCAAAACTCACATCACCAACAGTTAACTTTAACCTGAGGGGGACTGTCTCTTCTCTCCACACAACAACAACACATATTATTGTTATGCCCGGAGCGCGGCGTACAGTCTCTGAGCTCCTGATCTACGTAGACGAGAAGCGCGGATTTTACCCCGGAGTCCCTCATTAGGTACCCAACCATTGCCGCCCATGTTTCAAACACCACAATAACAATATTCTATTGAATACTTATTACTGCAATCGATCCACATAGCTCCACAATTGGTCCGACAGCCGCAAAGCCCCATACTTCACACAATGTTCCCGTATGGTTGCCCCTCACAGTTAGCTTAAACACCGGTGTGTTTTGCACTGCTCGGTAGACACGACAAAAGTCGTCTGTTAACCTTTTCAGTTAACAGCAGTGGTGATTATTGTAATCTAATCATTTACCCACTGGCCGACCCACAACTCCAACTAAGCAATACACCACAACGATGTTTTCCCGGGCACTCCCATTTGTCACACATAGACAGAACAGTTGTACGGTAGGGCATTGTGGCTTCTCCACTTAGCCGTAGGCCATGAACTGGCTTCACATCACAAACATATACACCAGTCCACGTGTTGGCATCCGCCAAAGGATTTTGTTCTTGGAGCAAGCTCGCCATCCAAAAACTCTTCACAAAAAATCTTGCCGTCCGACCCTTCCCTAAGACAAGTGCCCCCATAAGCAGATGACGGTACTGAGTCGGACACAGAGAATAACAGCGCGGCCATACGACCCCGAAACTCGGTAGATCCAGACGCAATTCAAAGGGCTGAACCATCACAAACGCAGCATCACGGTAAACAACATAACCATTGTGTAAACACGCCGGCCAGAGGTTGAAAACGGATCATTTGCCACAGTGAAGGAACGTCCCAGTGGAGCAATCCAGAACATGGAAATGACAAAAACCGAGGGGTAATCTAACCAACAGCATCACGGCAAACAACATAACCCTTGTGTAAACACGCCGGCCAGAGGTTGAAAGCGGATCATTTGCAAAGGAAGAAAACCCCGAAGGAATTCACCAAAATCCACAGAACCGAGGATCAAAGTTTTACAGCCTGAAAAGCAAACAGCGAAGTAGCTTTACATAGGCACAAAGACCTACTCAAGATCAACTCCGACTTACCAGGATGGTTTTCTGCTGAAATTCAAATGCAACAAAATTTTGATCCAAAATCCTTCACAAAAAATCTTGCCGTCCGACC